AGAACCGGTGGTTTTAGAAGACGATGTGGTAGTACCATGCACCTTGGAAACACCCCCAATATGCAAGTTTTCTTGGGTACTGATACCACCGGCAACCTTGAGGGCACCTGTTGTAGCCGAAGTTGAAGTAGTTGTGTCTGTCACTGTGACACTATCAGCTTCCACATCTTCGAAGTTAGCGTGTAAAGCATGAATATTTTTAGAAATACCTACACCACCAGTGACAATTAGGGCACCAGTGGTTTTAGAAGAGGCATCTGTGGCTGATATTACCTTAGCAACAGCTCCAACATTTAGGTTTTCTTGGGTACTGATACCACCAGCGACCTTGAGGGCACCCGTTGTAGCCGAGGTTGAGGTAGTAGTATCTGTCACTGTGACACTATCAGCCTCAACATCCTCAAAGTTCGCATGTAGAGCATGAATGTTCTTTGAAATACCTACACCACCAGTGACAATTAGGGCACCAGTGGTTTTAGATGACGCATCTGTGGCTGATATTACCTTAGCAACAGCTCCAACATTTAGGTTTTCTTGGGTACTGATTCCACCCGCAACCTTTAAGGCACCAGTTGTAGCAGAGGTTGAAGTCGTCGTGTCGGTCACTGTGACACTATCAGCCTCGACATCTTCAAAGTTCGCATGTAGAGCATGAATATTTTTAGAAATACCTACACCACCAGTGACAATTAGGGCACCAGTGGTTTTAGAAGAGGCATCTGTGGCCGATATTACCTTGGCAACAGCTCCAACATTTAGGTTTTCTTGGGTACTGATACCACCAGCAACCTTTAGGGCACCAGTTGTAGCAGAGGTTGAAGTCGTCGTGTCGGTCACTGTAACACTATCAGCTTCCACATCCTCAAAGTTCGCATGTAAAGCGTGAATATTCTTAGAAATACCTACACCACCGGTCACGATTAAGGCACCAGTGGTTTTAGACGAGGCATCTGTGGCTGATATTACCTTGGCAACAGCTCCAACATTTAGGTTTTCTTGGGTACTGATACCACCCACAACCTTAAGGGCACCAGTAGTTGCTGAGTCTGAAGTTGTGTTATCTGTAATAGTAACACTATCAGCTTCCACATCCTCGAAATTAGCATGTTGACCAACAATCTTTTTCGCAATACCCATACCACCTGCAACAATGAGTGCACCTGTTACGGTTGTAGTGGCATCAGTTGTAGAACTTACGAATGCGTTACCTGTTACATGTAGTTTTGCCTCTGGGTCAGCAGCGCCAACTCCCACATTTCCAGCTGTATAACTCAATGCATCTGGACTTGTTTCAATTGTCCATGGTGTACTAATAAAGGGATTACCATCTTCTCTGAAAGTACCAGTAAAGTTAATATCACCGTCAACATCTAGGGTGTAACCTGGAACTGCTTTGTTAATACCAACACGATTTGTTGTAGAGTTTACCACTAATATAGAAGTATCTACCTTGAGATCACCACCAACATTTAAGTTTTCTTGGGTACTGATTCCACCCGCAACCTTTAGGGCACCAGTTGTAGCAGAGGTTGAAGTCGTAGTGTCGGTTATGGTAACACTATCGGCTTCAACATCTTCAAAGTTCGCATGTAGAGCGTGAATATTCTTTGAAATACCTACACCACCAGTCACGATTAAGGCACCAGTGGTTTTAGATGAGGCATCTGTAGCGGATATCACCTTTGCAACAGCTCCAACATTTAGATTTTCTTGGGTACTGATACCACCCACAACCTTTAGGGCACCCGTTGTAGCCGAAGTTGAAGTTGTGTTATCTGTAATAGTAACACTATCGGCTTCAACATCTTCGAAGTTAGCATGTAAAGCGTGAATATTTTTAGCAACGCCTAGACCACCAGTGACAATTAAGGCACCCGTGGTTTTAGAACTGGCATCGGTTGTACCGGTAACTCCTAGGGTACCATTTATATTTACTGCGAGTGTGTTTGCTGTATTCATTGTTATAGTGGAATCGGCAGAACTCTGGAGGGTATGACCAATTTCAAGTTTTGATGCCGAAAAGTCATAAATGATTGCGACGTTACCCTTATGCCCACCTGTTAGGGGGTTATCCATAATTATACCAACATCGGCACCATTTACATTACCGATACCAACTTCGATTACAGGGTCTTCAACTGTAAGACTGTTCTGCCCTTGACTGGTTGTATTACCTGTAACGATCAAATCACCAGATACTGTAATATTACCATCAAAATTACCTGCCCCACCGAATATGGAACCACCTACACCCAAACCACCAACAACTTGAAGTGCACCAGTGGTTTTAGAAGAAGATGTTGTATTGTCCCAAACTTTCGTAATACCCCCGACATTAAGCTTTTCTTGAGTACTTATACCACCAGCGACTTTGAGAGCACCAGTGGTCACTGAAGTTGAAGTAGTAGTGTCAGTTATAGTGACACTATCAGCTTCAACATCCTCGAAGTTGGCGTGTAAAGCGTGTATATTTTTAGAAATACCCACACCACCAGTTACAATTAAAGCACCAGTGGTTTTAGAAGAGGCATCTGTGGCTGAGATTACCTTGGCAACAGCTCCAACATTTAGGTTTTCTTGAGTACTTATACCACCAACAACCTTGAGTGCACCTGTAGTTGCGGAGGATGAAGTAGTATTATCGGTTATAGTGACACTATCAGCCTCAACATCTTCAAAATTGGCGTGTAAAGCATGAATATTCTTCGAAATACCCACACCACCAGTGACAATTAGGGCACCAGTGGTTTTAGACGAGGCATCCGTGGCTGAGATTACCTTAGCAACCGCGCCAACGTTCAAGTTTTCTTGAGTACTGATACCACCCACAACCTTTAGGGCGCCAGTGGTTGCTGAAGTGGATGTAGTGTTATCTGTAATAGTAACACTATCAGCTTCAACATCCTCAAAATTTACATGTGTGGCATGAATATCACCCACAACACCTAAACCACCACCTATGGTCACCGCACCCGTTGTTTTGGATGAAGATGTGGTTGAACCCGTGACTCCTAAAGTACCGTTTATATTTACTGAGAGTGTGTTTGATGTATTCATGACAATAACGGAATCAGTAGCACCCTTGAGGGTATGACCAATTTCAAGGTTTGATGTGGAGAAATCATAAATCATTGCAACATTACCCTTGTTCCCACCCGTCAAAGGATTGTTCATAATGATACCAGTGTCCAAACCAGCTAAATTACCTTTACCAAGTTCAATTATGGGATCTTTAACTATAAGATTATTTGAATTAAAAACCGTTGTGTTTCCAGTGACTGTTAAATTGCCAGTGAGTGTGAGATTACCACAATGAACGTTTCCGGCTACACCTAAACCACCGGCAACCTTGAGAGCACCCGTTGTTTGATTGTTAGACTGTGTGGTGTCAGTAATATTAACACTATCAGCTTCGACATCTTCAAAATTAGCATTTAAAGCGTGGATGTTTTTGGAAATACCCACACCACCGCTGACAATTAAGGCACCAGTGGTTTTAGATGATGCATCTGTAGCGGATAACACCTTAGCAACAGCTCCAACATTCAGGTTTTCTTGAGTACTGATACCACCCGCAACTTGGAGGGCACCAGTTGTAGCAGAGGTTGAAGTCGTAGTGTCAGTGATACCAACCCCACCAGAAACGACTAAAACATTTGTACCATAATCATCAACGTAAAGATTCGAACCGACACTCAAAGTATGAGAAGCTAAAGCATTAGATATACCCACATTACCCGTGGTGACAAATGCAACTGTATTATTATAAAAAATTAGAGAATTCGAAGTGACATTACCTTGGTTAGTTACAGCTTGAAGACCCTGATTACCGATGAGATCTTGCGCTGATTCACCAGATTCGGTTAGCTCTTTTGTAGTGGTGTTATACATCATCAATACAATCTCAGCCTTACCTTCATAGTCAGGTCTAAAACGAACCGGTGATACATAAACGGCCCCACCTGTCGATGCATCAACCGCGGTATTACTCGCATTTAGAACGATCGTGTTTTCACCCTGGTCCTGTTGAGCGTGTTTACCAAACCGAATCTGGGTTGACCTCTCAACGGTCGGTAAGGTCTTGACCATTTAGTATAGTCTTGTATTTTAATTTGCGTAAAGTAGACCAGCCATTCCATTTTCGACTCTCAAAATATTGTAATTTACTGCATAAATTGGGTCATTAATGTTCATAGACTCACTCATGATAGTAGCTGACGATACACGACTGAAATTTAGGGTTCCTGTGGGCTGTAAGCTGGATGTTGAGAGACAGAAACAATAAAGAAAGAAATCTGGAGAAGTTACGAAGTTTGTGTGATAATAACTCGTGACGTCTATAAAATGTGGTTTACCCCATTTGTAGTTACTTACATCGAGACCATTTATGTTTAATTTAACTTTGTTTGTGGGAGATGTGAGGGCACCGTCGGTTGTTGTATCCGAGGATGCTAAATATTTTACTGGATGATTAAACGTGAGTTCTTGAACTAAAGTACCTGAAGCAATATTTTTTTGGACTTGTGTTATGAGGAGATCATGTTTTCTAGATGCAACCTGACCACGCTCCTCATTGTCAAGGTAATAATAATTCGCGAAACATTCGACGTTATAATTTGAAGCTGCTGTAGCCCAATGGATCCTAATTTCAACATTATGATAGTTTAGGGCTACAAGGGGTAGAGCGCATTGTGGACCCTCACAGAAAAAGAACCTGAGAGGGTAAAAGAACGAGCGCGCAGAAATACCCGGGTGTGTACCGTTCGCACTCCTAGATACATTTTGTGCAAATGTATCAATAGCAATCTTCTCTGTGAAAATTGCATCTTGGGTGTCAATAACGGAACCACCTATTAAAAGCTCAACTTTATCAATAATGGTGTCCCATCGTTGAATATCGAGGGCTTGGGTTTTGTCATCGAGTGTAAAATACACATAACTGAGAAGATCACCAGATCTCTCAAATTGGATGCTAGACATAGAATTGTTTTTCACCGCTCCGTGGATGGTTTGTTTTTCAACGGATTGTGAAAAATTAGCATGGCGTTTGAATGTTGAACTGAAGAAAGATATTTCAGGATTACCCATGATATATTTATCCTGGGCACCTATAGCAATCAATTGAACAACACCGGCAGACATGGTAATACTAATTTAAGGGGAGAAAAATTACAGGTTGGGTTTTCTACAGACGAAACGAAGGACTAAAAAATTATTTTCAGCTGGGTTTGGTGGTGTTATAAGAACACCACTTTGATTACGAATACTTATAGTGAGACGATCAATTCTTCGAACGGGATCTACGTATTGCACAGCAATTGGGTAATCATCTTTGAAACTTATTATACCAGTATCATCTGTAGTCACAATACTAGCAAAAGATTTTCGAAGTATACCTAACGATGCCTGACCTTCATAAACATTGGTAGCGCGATCATTAAATGTAGAATTCAACTCATCAATGGAAATGTAACAATGTTCACTTCCATTAGCTGGTGTGACTGTATTAATTCGAGCGGCTAGAAGTCGAGCCTGTACAACATTTTTTAGAGGCTGACTCAAAAAACATGTCCATGTATTCGCGCTAGTCTGATTAAGAGTATCAATAGTGATGGTATGATATTCATAGTTTAGATCGGGAATCATCTCCGTTGGCGATGTAATCAGAGCCATTTATTATTAGCTTAGATTAAAGATCCACCAATTCCATCCGCGATCTCATACCCGGCATGATCACCTACAAGTTTTTGGGCACCACAAAGACCACCTGGGGTAAGACCAACTGAGTAAGGGCTGTCCTCCTTGCCTGAACCAGCGGTACATTCAAGGTCGGGCTTGAGGTCGAAGAGAGATTCTTCACTGACAGGTGTAATGGTAATTGGCCTGGGCTGATAATTCGCGGTCTTCACAGTCATAAGAGACAGAACGAAGATGAGGGTCATCAAAACCGCGATGGCCATAAGAGCATTGCGATCACTCTTGTTGAAGTTAAGTTTAAACATTTATAATAGACATAGATTTTTTTAAAGTGCGTTAAAGAGATTTTCTTAGTTTCTAAATAGACAGTAGATGGACGAAGAAATCGTACTCGATAGAGGTCAAACGACTGTGATGAAATTAGATGCTGATGAACAGGCCCTGATGGATGAGATTCAAATTTCTGCACCACGACCAAAAACTGTACCTCGACCCACAAGACCTATGCAAAGACCTCAACAATCTTTTCAGGGTCAGGAGGCTATGGATGCTTTTGTGAATCCCAACAAACAAAGTGCCCCAGCTCAGCCTCAACAGGATGAGGAAATTGATTATGGTGAGGATGAACCAATGATGTTCGATGATGATGAACCCATGGGACCAGGTCCTAGTGACCAGGGTGAGCAACCCTCGAAGGG